TTTTGAATGCGAAATCATGCGGCACGGCGTCACCCCGGCAGCGTTTCTTTCCTACGTGCGGCGCTCCGTTGACAAAAAAGGCGGATATTTTTTCAGATCGGATCTTGATATTGATTATTTCAAAACAAGCACGGCCGGCGGAAACGGTGTGTTTTGCGATTATAGCGACGGCACCCCGGAAACACGCGGTTGCAGCGCTGAAAGATGCATTGATAGACCGTACGAAAAACAGACATACATCAAGAATTTTGATGGATCTGTTTACAATGAAATCATTGAATTCACCTTTGACGACGACAAGACCGGCACCGGGTATTATTACATTTTAAGCACCGAAGCGGCACCGGAAGACGTCGAAAGCAACAAAGCGGAATTACTGGAAAGCACCGCAAAACGTGCCGAAAAGAAAATTGCAGATTTCACCGCAAAAATTGCAACGATTGAAACGGATATCAAAGCAAACGGGAAATGGTTCACTAAATACCATTTGCACGAAATGCAGTACCGCATCAGGGAATTAAGGGAAGAAATTGAAAAAGCCGCTGAAATTGTGCGGGAAATCCGCGGAACCGGTGAAGCGGAACCGGCAGCCGGTGCAGATAATGAACCGTCTCCGTGCATGGTATGGTTGTGCGGTGGCGACGTCGAAAGGGCGCGGGAAATAGTGGCAGCAAATAACCGGCCGTTTTCGGTATAACGCCGGGCAGGATCCCGGCAGCATCTCAAAATCAAAATCTATTTAGGGGGATAAAACAATGAACAAAGTGATCACTTGCAATTGGTACCATTATGTTGATTTTGATGGTTTTCATACTATAGAGATGGAATTCATCAACAACGTGACCGGCGTCGTGTGGTGGACAATGTACAAAGCGGAAACGCGAAAAAAAGTGCAGGCGAAAGCAAAAAGAGAGGAAACGCGCATTGTTAACAAAGCAATGCGGATTTACAAGTAATTGTTTTTCAGCCAATGCCGACGGGCAACCGTCCGCCGGTATTCACGGGAAAACAAAGCGGATCCCGGCAGCATCTCAAAATCAAAATCAATATAAAGGGGGATATAAAGCATGACAAAATCAAAAAATATGCGCGTCGTTGAAACGGTTGAAGCGCGTGAACTTGCACTCTATACCGAAAACAATTTCGAGTTATACCGGCAGGCGCTGCCGATTATAGCGAATCTTAACCGCAAAGTAAAGCGGGGCGTATACGACGCCGAAAAGGCCGTTGACGCGTTTTATCAGTTGACAACAGAAGCGGCTAAAAAGTATAGCCGTGAATTCGGACATTTTCACCAGTGGAATACGGTTTTTGACGTAACGGCACGTTATACGGCAGCGGCCGAAATGGTGGAATTTTTCGCCGATATGATTCACGGCAACGATTAAGAAAATGCCCTTGAAATAGCGGCAACTATTGCAAGGGCGCCCACAATTATTAATTCCTGAATTCACTACAAATCAAAAATTATAAAGGGGTATTTATCATGATAACACTTGAGCGCGCAAAAATCAAGGCTGAAAACGCCGGGCAGAAGTACAAAGTTTTAACCGTTGTCGATTGTTTCGGCCGTACGCGGAAAATTATTGACGTTAATTCTTTTAAGGCCGAAAAAATACACGTTGTTGTAGGCAACGCGAAAGTTGGAAAGCATGTAATGACTTTCTCTTTTCCGACATGGTATTCTTGCAATCACGGTTGTGAATGCTTTACCGGGACGGCAGAACACCGGCCGCCATGCTATGCAATGCAAGGTTGTTATAATTTCTTATCCGTGCAATTTGCACATGCGGAAAATTTCAAATTTTTCACGGATAACGATTCACGGACATTTGTTGACGCGATAAACGCGGAAATAAAAAAGCATGCGCGCTCCTGCAATAAATTTCGCTGGTTTACAGCCGGGGATATTTTAAACCGTCGTTTTCTTGAATGCATGATCACGGCAGCGATTGAAAATCCCGGTGTAAAGTTTTGGACATATACAAAAAAGTATAGCATTGTCAACAAATGGATAGATGAAAACGGCCTTGATGCAATGCCCAAAAATTTGACTATAGTATTTTCACATTGGTTAAACGACGACGGGACGTATTTTCCAATGGATAACCGGCACAACCTGCCAACGTCGGAATTTATTCCACTTGGGCAAGAAGAAAAAGCCAAAAATGTTACATTTATTTGCCCGTGCTCGGATCCCAATGTTGTAGCAAATTGCGAAACATGTGAACATTGTTGTTCTGATTTAAAATGCGGGCAAAGTCAAGCACTTTTAGAACATAGCACAAAACGCACAAAGGAACGCGACAAGGCAGTGCAGGCCGCACATAAGAAAATTAAAAAAGGGGTTGCATAAATGTCTATCGGTATTTTATCAATCGTTGTTGCTGTCGTGCTTTTCCTGATATCGGCAGCCGGGGCGGGGCAAGCGGAAACAAAGCGCCCCGCCGAAAAGGATTATAAAACGATATACGCGGCGACGTGCCCGCGTGAATTCTGAAAAGGGGGATTATATCATGATAACAACGGATTACAGCGCCGGTTATAGAACATATCGAGTTAATGGAAAATTCTTGTCTATTTTGGGCATAGATAATGGAAAAATGCTTTACCGTGATATGAACGGGTTCCATAAAGCGGTTATTAATTTCAGGACGCCGAAAACATGGGATGAATATTTAGGAAACAAACCAGCCGGGTTATATTTTACGGCGCGTTTTCCGGACGGTTCAAAAAACCGCGTTTACTTGTGCGAACTGCATGAATTTAAATAAGGGGGATTATTTAATGAATACACTGAATTTTAACTGTAAAATTGCTTTCTATACTTTTGCGGACGCCGTAAAGGCGGGATACATCAAAAGCGGGGAAATTATGCTACAAGTGGGATATATTTCCCGCGTGAAATTTAATGAGAATACCGCGCCGGTTTACCGGGCAGGCAAGGGCAAGCGCGCCGGACAGCTTTTCTACCTTGCCCCCAATAGCGTTTCAACGCGTTTTTGCAAGCGCGTATATCTGAAAAAGGCAGGCGCGGAAAATGAATAGAGGCGCCGTTTATATCCGCCCACTATACGACTATGCAGTTATAGACCGGAAGACGGGCGCCCGGGAAATAGTAAAAAATGCAATGTTTAGTTTCACGGCCGCCGATGGTATCACGGAAATATGGTTTGACAACAACACTTGCATAACATACGAACCTGGCACCGTTGACGTGTACAAAGTGTGAAAAGGGGGATAAAATCATGATTAAAATAATTGCTTTTCTGTTTTCCTTTGTGCCGTTCCTGCTATGGTTGCGCGGGGCAGGGCGTCGCCGGTATACCGTCCCGGATACAGAAACGGAACCGGCGCCCATTGTAGACAATACACCGGAACCGGGGCAGGGTAGCGACTGCCGGGAATGCCTGCCGGGCACCGGGGATTTTTACCGGGAACGGATCCGGGAATTATATGCCGATTTAACCAGCGCCCGCAATGATGAAAACCGGGCGCGGGGCAGGGTAGAACACATGGAAAACGTGAACCAATACGGCGCGGTTATTAATCAAAAAACAATAGACCGGGCGCGCCGGGAATTATACGCGGCGCAACACCGGCGGCGTGCAATTGAAAACGATATCATGAAAACAGAAAAAGCGCTTGAAAGAGCCGGGGCATAATAACCCCGGTTTTTTTCATGCCCTGATAACACCGGCAGCAGGGCGGGGGACGGGATCCGGGGCGGGGTATTCCTGCCGGGTTTACATAACGCGGTTGTCGCGTAATGTGCGCGTATATGCTCACATTATACCGGCGCCGGGGCAGGGGGTACGGCAGGCCGGGCAGCTTTACCGGCGGGGCGCTCCGGGGCGTATAAGGGCATATATAACGCGCTCCGGGCGGCGGGCATTATACCGGCATTGTCAACGCATAGAGACGGCAGCAGGGCAGGGCAGCCGGGCGCGGCTGGTATGTTTACCGGGCAGGCGCCCAAAATCGGCGCTATATGCGTATATACGGCGCCGGGCGGGGCTGGGCGTGTTTCTATATTCCCGGCAGTGCGGAAAAGGCAGCGCGGGGCATTGTGGACGCGATACGGGGCACGCGGGGCGTGGGATAGTTTACCGGCGACGGGGATAAAACCGCACTATATGCCAAAAACAGCGCGAAAAGGGCATTGTATAGCGTTTTAAAGCTTTCACCTATTAGAAATACATTCAACAATGCAATGCATTGTAGGCGTGTTTTAGCGCGATTTTATGCAGGGCAGGGCAGCAGCAGGCCGGGGCAGGGAATGAACCATTTTATGGTTACAGAATTATTGTAAACCGCGTTATGGGCGCGACTTAAACGACTTTTGACGACGACAGCAGGGAAGGGGTGGAACCTCCTCTCCCCTGCCGATTTTGGGCATTTTCGCACTTTAGTTCGCTAAATCGCTAAAGTTTGCAAAAAATAAAAAGGTGTATATTGTTGTATATTGGAGCCGGGTGGGGGGGAGAAGAAGGCTGGACGGTGTTTCTTCCATTCCCTGCCGACGTAAAAAAGGCGTATATAGGAATTATTTTTTGAAAATTTGCATAAATTCTGCAAAAATTGATGTTTGAATGTTGAAATTGGTGATTTTCGCGCTGTTTTTCAGCTTCAGGGCGTTGTTTTCTCGCTTTGAAATCCGGGAGTGCGCGCCGGGGCGGAGCAAAAAATCGGCGTATATTGGCGTATAAAAAAAGAGCAGCGGACGGAGGATGAATCCACTGCTCTTCCCTGCTCACAACGTCTGGCGTCCAGCATTTCCAAAATCTGAGTCAGTCGTTGCGTTGTGTATAAGATAAAGATAAAGATAATAGTGGGTTACCGCGCCTTCTTCTCCCAGTAGCGCTTATTGATCTCACGCTTCTGTTTTGGATGCTCTTTGTTCCACCGGCGCTGGTAGGCGTTGTGTTTATCTTTGGCCTCCCTGCTCATCCCGGACGGTTTCTTCTTGCGATATGTTTGTCCTACAGTTGCCATGTTATCACCTCGCTTTGTCTACATTCAGTGTACCATAAATGGGACTGTAACGCAAACAATAAGATAAAGATAAATTGTGAATGCTTAGTCATCACCCATGTGGGAGTATTTGTCGGCGATCTCGGATGCGGAAAGTGTTTCCTCTTTGGCCACATCGGTTTCGTAGTTCTCTGGCTGGTCACGGAAGGCGTCGTAGTTCTTCTGCCACCAGATGCCGACGACGGGGTGGATCTTCCCTTCTGCCATGAGCATTTCGCGTGACTCGGAGCAGATGCCTCGGATAAAGAGAGCGAACTCTTTGTATGCAGGATCCGATGCCCGGCGGATTCCCAGCGCCCAGTCCTTTACGTCATCGCGTCGTAGGCCGCAGGCTGAGTAGGCACCGGAGTTCGTTATGCGGACATGATGCTCCACGCAGAGTTTCATGTACTCCTCAAGGCATTCATAGAGGGTGTCGATGTTGTTGACGTCGGCGTGTTCTGCAATCTTCCGGGTGGCCAGAATGATGGTAGC